GAGCGCCGTTCGCCCCGCGATCACCGTGCTGTGACACATCGATGCTCTTGATCAGGTGGGACTTCCTATCGGGAAGGAAGCGGTGCTTGCACTTCAGCTTCCCTCTGGAGTACACCTCCAGGGGGTCAGGGGAGCAGAGCCCACCGGCCCCCATCTTGGCCTCAGCATACACAGCGGAGCACAGCTCATGATAGATGAGTGCGTTGTACGGATCACGATCCGGCTTGTATTCGTCCAGCCAGCGCATGAGGGCAGCGTTGTGGTTCGATGACACGATGAGGCTTTCAACACCTTTGGGCGTCGTCTCGTCGATCATAGCCATCACACCGTCCAGTTCTGCACGGACATCATGACACCCGGACACGGCCTTCACATGCTGGAGGAGCCTGGCCCTCCGGTGGTGGTGGTTCTGAGAATAGAAGTCGAGGACATCGTGCCTCACCAGCACCTTCGGCCTCAGCACGCCCACCATGGAACCAGCTCCCTCGTAGGTAGCGCGCCTGACCTCGGGGGACATGAACATCGCGTGCTCATCCCCAGTCACCAGGGCTTCGAGCCGGTGGTCAGAGGTCACCTCCTTCGGAGTGTAGAGCTTGTCCAGGTCATAGAAGGTTCCATTGCTGCTGGCGGTGAGCTGACGGACGTGGAACGTGTCGCCAACCACCTCGACAATGAGCGCCGAGTTCGAGTGGTGGTGCTTACCCTTCGCCCCGGCCTTCGTGTCGGAGTAGTTCTTCTGTGACACTGATCCTGTGGTGTGCAGCATCTTGGGGAGCTGGCTGCCAGGGGTAGCGATCATCTTCATCCTGAGCTGAGCGTGGCCGAAGATGCCCGAGCGTGTGCCAGAGATGGTGTCCAGCCCGGTAAGCGGATCGGAAGCGGTGGCCTGTATCTTGATTGCGGCCATCAGTTTGAGGTGCTTGTTCAGGATCATGTCCTTGTTGAGCAGGAACCTTAGCACCTCTGACGGCCACCAGTAGTCGTCGGTAGAATGGCGGTCATCCCAGCCGGTGGGGTTCTTGTACCTCACGGGGATCACTATTAAAGAAGCGGTGTTGTGACTACAATAGCGGACGAGACTATTAAAGAAACCCTGATGCACTGGGGTGTTGTTCTGTGCTGAGGTAATAACCCATCGCTGGACAGGGGTGACCTTCCTCAGCCGACGTATCCCTGCCACCACATGGCTGACCTTGCCCTTGTCGATGGTGGAAGAACCACTGGCAGCACCGATGACGGTAGTCCGGCGGCCACAGAGCTTGCATAAATACCTCTGCCTGCCTGTCGGGGTCTTCCCGTTCTTAACTGTTTGACCGTCGCACTTGGGACAATTCATAGAGTTCTCTCCTTCGCTGGCTCATTGTACTTGATTGTAATATGGGGGTCAAACTGGTAGCCCAGGCGGGGAGCGAAGAGAGAGGAGAGAAGGAACCCGCCTGGGCTGAGATGTATCGTATCATTAGTAGAAGTTCACTTCAAGGTCGTTCGTCGTGTAGCCCTTCCGGTATCGATTCAACGCAGCCTTCAGCCCGTCCTGGTCATCAACCTTCCTCTCGTTCGCATCAGCCACAGCCAGATCAACGGTGTCGTTGCAGAGTATTCTAATAATAGACACCGAGCTGGAGTTTGATCCGTTCCGGTAAATCCTCCAAGTCAGTTGTTCATACAGCTCCAGGCTCCAATTCATCCCGAACCATACGACAATGCTTCCTGAATCTTGTAGGCCGTCGAGACCGTGACCTATGCCAGCCGGGTGACCGATCAACAGTTTGATCTCACCCCTATTCCACCTGTCGATGACGCCTCCAGTCTTGCGCGCCGGCAGGCCGGTGAGGTTTACGGGTCTGTACTTCTTGAACCTCTGCATGATCCTCTTCGCATCAGATTTGAAACTGTATCCACACAGCACCGGGGAGCCACCAGCCTCCTCCAGCACGTCCTCCAGGGCGTCGAGCTTGGCATCATGGACTGCTTCAAACTCGTCACTCCCAGCCGTCAGGTAGGGAGAGCCATTGCAGAACTGGAGGCACTTGTTCGAGATGGAGCTTTTGCTGAAGACCTCGATCTCAGTCCCGCTGTCCAACTGGGTGAACATCTGCTTCTCAACCTCGTCGTATGCCTTCCGTGCTTTTGGTGGCAGATCAACCATCAGGTTAATGACCTTCATGTCAGGCATATCGAGGTGATCTTTGGCATCCATCTTAATCGTGATGTCACTGATGTGGCTCTCGATCCACTCCTTGCCTAGCTTGGTCGGGGTGTGCGTCCACCCCATGTGATCAGAAGTGAAGTAACTGTCTAGGAAGTGGGTCTTATACTTACCAAGACGCTTGCCCCCATCGACGGCCAGGAACTGACCATGCAGATCACCATAACCATTGCTGGCAGGTGTGCCGGTGAGTCCTGTCCTGTAGGGGAACTCATCAATCAGTGAGCGCCACCCGGCTATCTTGATCTTGTGTACCTCACCCCGGCGATCCTTGCGATCCCGGTTACCGCCGGCCATCCTCAGAGTCGTGGAGTTCTTGAGCTTCGAGACCTCATCATACACTACCTTTTGAAATGGCAGCGGTTTGCCTTGGCTGATATAGTAGTGGATCAGCGTCTCGGCCAACCAGTTCATGTTCTCATAGTTGATCAGGAACACATCAGCATCAGCGAACAGAGCGCGAAGGCGCTGCTCCTTGGTGCCATGGATGATGCTGAATCTGAGGTGCTTGGTGTGAGTCCACTTCCTGGCCTCCCGTGCCCACACCGAGTGGATCACCCGGAGCGGCCCGAAGATCAGAGTCTTCTGAACCTGCCCGGCTCGCATCCTATCCACGATAACCGTCTGCGTGATCGGCGTCTTGCCCATGCCCATCTGCAACCACAGCATTGAGTCTGGGTTCTGGAGCATGTGCATGACGCACTCACGCTGGTAGTCGTAGAGCTGCTGCGGGGTGAGGAGTTCCTTCATTGTGGCTTATACTTTAGGGAGTTGAGGGCGTGTTTTCTCCACACCTTCCCCCCGTGTAAGTATATAAATCTGTGTTTTCTCGAACGTGGTGCAAGATAAAAATCATCACCATACTTTTCTCGCATAGCTTGTGCTCTGTTTTTTATTCCCCTGAACTCATCTGCGATAGTTTGACCGTGTAAATGTTCTTTTCCTTTCACCTTCCAGTCAGTTCTTTTTGCCGAAAGGCCGCAATATAAGAAGTTTGATGCCTTATATACGGTACCTCTGTGACCTTGTGAAATGTCAGCAAAACTAATTATTATTTTTCCCCGTGGTAACATTTTTATGCTGCGGTTCACCAGCATACTTGCTTCATTTTTAATGTTGTTGAGGAGACACAATCTGTTTAACTCTAAAATGTCTGATTTATATTTATCCCCCGCGACCCCCCGGCGTAGGGGGGCACTGGCTGGTGAACCATAGGTAACAACCCCCACCAAAACAGAGTCATTGAACAAGCCGAAGGAATAACTGATACTCGGCCACCTGTGAGCATAGTGAATACCTATTACGAATGGTTTGCAATCCAACCTGCTTATCGGTTCTACGGAGTATGTCATTTTTCAATCCAGTTTGAGATCATCCTGTCAACGTCATCGTTACCATAAACGATGTCCGTCCAGCACCCTGCATCAGTTAGGCGTCTCTCCTCGCGGGACTGGTGCGGCTCTTGTTTCCCGTCAGTAGTCTTCACTTCAACAAAGCAGACCAGCCCCTTCGGCCAGCGATGGAGCCTGACGATCTGATCCATCACGCCGGGGTGGCCGGGGCTGACCCACTTCCGCGTGACCCCACCGATCCTCTCCACCTCGTCCTTCAGGTAGGTCTCAACCTTGTTCTCACGGACGCCCATCTCAGCTCCTCAGAGGCAGTACCAATTTCTCCGCCTCATTCACATAGTAGTCATAGTTAATGTCTTGTATCGACCCCTCCACAACACCATCAAACGTGTCCTTCTCCAGATGATCTTTCAGATTGTTACATATTCGGACAGTCCACCCGGTGTGGATAGCAGTTCGCCTCTCCTCATAGGTGCTCTGGTTCTTGGTGTGAACTGACTCGTCCCATACTCCCGGCCCGTGCATCACGGTGAACGCCGAGTACGCTGACTGGCTTACTCCGTTGGCCTTCTTGAAATAACCCTCTGGCCCAGCCGGCGGCATCACCTTCTCCAGTGTGTCACCATCTGTGCTGACATAGTACCGGATGATGTTGGGAACCTGCTGGTCACCCCACATGAGCATGGCACTTCGCGGCACCTTTGTCCTGAGCATGAAGTCATACACATCCTGGTGGTTCTCGATGAACTCCCTGATGTCAGTGCCATGCACCAGGGCAGCTTCGGCAGCCTTGGCCACCACCCGTGCCGACCAGTCCTTATGCCACGGCAGCTCACGGGTGCCGGGGTCTTCAGCAGCAGTTACGTATGCGTATGCGCCGATCCTTTTCAATTTGCCCTCAGCATACTCAGCGATATAACTGTTCACATCGCGCACAAACATACGGGAGTACAGTGCCTCCTCCAGCTCCAGTTTGGTCACTCCCTCCCACCACCTACAGACGTTGCGTGAGTGCTCCAGATACTCACGAGGGCAGAGGAATGTTAGGCCATCGGTGTTGCACTGGATCATGCTGAGTCTTGGTATCTTCAACATTTGCTCAATCAACATCAGGAGCAGGAGCTGACCATTGATAGTGATAGCCATAGCATAGGCCATATCAAAGAAAGGACTGTAAGGATTGTTTGAACCACCGAACGCGCCCACGAGAGCGAGCTTGTATGTCTCATTCTCTGCTGTTTTCTTCTCATACTTCTTTCGCTCGTAATACACACCAAGGTAGGCGTCGCAAAACTCTATGCCAAGGTGGGCAGGGTAGAGTTCATTCTTGATTCCTTCGTTGGGATAATAAGAGGCCACGTCCACATCCACAATCTGATGTGATGCGTTTGAAACAACAGTAGCCTGGTGTTGTGATGCATGTAAGCCGCCAGTGCCGAGCTTATATTCAATCCCCCCAACCTCAGCCGTCAACTTATCGAACACGCCCTTCGTCTCGGTGATGGTCTGGGCTGCCAGCCACTGATGCAGTCGGTTGAACTCTGGATGTTCCAGCTTGATGTATGGAAAGATCACATCGTCCAGCTTCAGTGACTCCCTGATGGTCTGCTTCTTCTGTCGCCTGCCACCTACCTGCTCGTAGCACTCGACACCACGCTTTTCCATCTCCATAATCAGCACAGTCTCACCGATCTTGATGTCACTCATGTTCATCATGTTCCGTCCGAACTTAGTTGACAGTTCTTCGCGCAGCTTGATGGCGTTGGAGGAGTGACGATAGAACTTCAGGGTGGCCAGTACATCATCCCGGTTGTACTCGATCAGCACGTCGATCTGTTCCGGAGTGAGCACGGTACCCACTGGGAACGGCAGGTCTGACACCCGCTCCATTCTCATGTTGAACT